TGCTCCTTTCGTCGGTAGCACCGACCCTACACAACTACTTCAGGGTTGTGGGGGATTTGTGGGAAACACCAATGCCAGCGCGGCTTTCATGCCTTCGGGGTTGCGAGCCATAGCCGGCGAAATCTCCAAATGGAACCAATCGCCACCGGGTGCGAAACTGACGGTGCGGTGGTCGTATTTGCGCCAACGGCCTCGATCACAACGCCATGCACGGCCCCACGGGTGCGGTTGATAGTCGATCACCATTTCCAACCCGAGCGCTGTGCTGTTGGCCACCAAGGCGTCAATGACTTTGCAGGCTGACGCATACGGTTGTGCGCGCCACGCGGCGTTTGGGCCGTCGCCACGCGGCCCTTCGACGTTGCGCCACGACATGTCCACAGCTCGACCAGTTGAATGCACTGACGGGTTGCCTGGCTTGCCTTTCATGTCGCGTACACCCCACGCCCCGTTGTTCCACAAACCTTGATTGGTGACGCGCTCGAGCGTGCGAATGAGCACGGTTAGCCCGGCGGTTGTGCCGCCAGCAACACCGTCAAACCCCGTGTATGGGGGTTTAGTGGCCGCTGTCGGTTGTTTCTTGGCTGCCACGTCCGAATGCTTTGTCGTTTGGGTTCAACCAGCGGAGAAGCGGCGGCAGCACCGCTGCGATGCCTGCGGCCAGCAGCTTGGCTGGGTCGGTCTCGCCAGCAAGGTACAGGGTGATTGCGCCGGTTAGGAAGCTGCGGGCATACGAACCCAAGATGGCTTTGTCTTTAGCGGTCATGGTTCTCGATGTGTCGATCTACTTTTGATTCGATTCGGTTGAGCGAGTCCGCGACGATGCCGTGGTCGTGTCGGTTTTCTTTAAGAAGTTTGTGAATGAGTGCAACAACAACAGTGAACCCGCCACTAATGAGAGCAATGACCACGCTTTGAGCCATGTCATTACGGTGCCGGGGGGTATGGGTTTTCGGCTTTGACTTTGGCTACTGCTTCACGCCACTCAAGTTCGGTTGCGTCGCCGCGTTGCCACTTGAAAAATACGGGGTCTGACTGTTTCTCGTATGCGGTCAAGCGGGTTTGCTCAACCGCCGCCACTTGATCGTTGTAGTCGACCTCTGGCCAATACGCATCAAGTTCGGCTTGTGTCGGCTTTGGCGTATCGCTGAGCCAAATGAGGCCATCATAATTATCGCCGTTCAATGCCCATTCTTGACCAACGTATTTCTGACCAAGAATTTTGACGTAATCTGGTTGGCTCATGCGCTGATCTCCATGACCGTGATGCTTGAAGCTGTGCGTGGAAAGGCCACGCTGTCGGTGTCTGTGTAACTGCGGTTGATGTTCATGCCGAGCGCGCCTGATGCGTTGCGGGCTTGAAGTTTGTAGGTTGTTGCGCTGGTGGTGCTTGGACTATCTAGATAGATGATGGATGCTGAATACGTCAGGCCAGAAATGTTGACTGATGTGCCGTTCAATCCGTACGCGGTTCGTACGCGATTGCTAGCAGCATCGCCGATGTATGTGCCTGCGTTGCCGCCTGTCAGTTGCAAGTATGCAGATGCGGCACCATCGCCCGCGCAGGATACTGCAGTCTGAACAATTACGAGAACTTTATTAGATGTTGCGCTTGGGGTGATGGTTGCGCTCATGCCTGTTACGTCAACGTAGGTAGTTGATGCTGTTGAGAATGTGTCGGTTTTTACTGTCTGAACGACTTGAAGCACACGGAACGCGCCGCGCAAGTTGTTCATCTGTGCCGCGGTTAGCACATTCCCAGCGACAAAAGTCGCGGGCAGGGTGGTAGGGGTTGCCATGCCGATCAGCCTAGGGCATTCGTGTCGAGGATTCCGTTATTCGCATCGTCCAAAATCAGGTTGGTAACAATGGTGGTTGGGCTGGTGAACACGCGGGTGGTATGCCCATTGGCAAAGTCGATGCGGTGCTCAATGCCTTCAATCGCGGATTCTTGACCCCGCAATGTCGGGCTGCCACCAATCAAAATTTCTTTCTCAATCAGCACGGTGTCGCCGATTTCTAGGATTGCGACGCTGTCACGCTCAGCGGTGGTGCATGACCCAAAGAATGTTTGGACACTAGTGAACCGTGGTTCGGGTTGTGGCTCAAGCAGGTAGTCGGCTAGGTCTTGGGCGGCTGTGTTGGATTCAAGCAGGCTGTCGGTGATGAACAGGGCTTTGACAAAGTATTCAGCCTGGCTAGCCAAATCGACTGCCTGGGCGGTGTGGCTGCCGCGGGTGGTTACGTCAACCAGGTTGATGATCTGATCGGCTTTGAAGTCAATGGCTAAATCGTTGTACGGCACGTCGCTTTGGTCGCTGAACGTCACCGACGGGCTTGACAAGGTTGCGCCGATACGGTTTTGGCTTACTAGCACGCCTTCACGATCTACAAAAATGCGGCCCCGCTCCGCTGTCGCGGTGATGCGGTTGAAGTAGGCAAGCACGTTCGTGCCCTGGCTGATCGCGTACTGGCCGCTGCCGCCGAGCTCAACTGTGCCGGTGGCGATGTCTCGACCGGCCCCGGTCGGGTAGTTAACCTCGGGCAAATCCAAAATGGCGTTAATGCGTGCACCCGTAAATTCTTTGGTCGGGTTTTGGGCTTCAATGCCGGTGTTGGCGAGTCGGTATAGGTTGTCTGCACAGAACACGGTCACAGTGTCAAGGCCGCCCAAACGGAACTGGTATTCGTAGTTGACAATGAATCCGACGAACAGGTATTCGGGGTTGTTTGATGCGTCGTAGCGGATGAGCTGTACGGCGCGGCCCGGGGCGAGTCCCGGCACGCCTAATGCTTGGTCGTAGTACGGGTTGGTTGGGTCGTCGTCAAATGGGTTGAATACGCCGTCGGCAAGCGTGTCGTTTAGTACGAATGTCATTGTGCCGGCGGTGAATTGGTCGTCGGGGTCTGGGCGGCCGCGGCGCACGCTGACGTTAGTTGTGCCGTCGGCGACGCTTGCAAAACTGGTTGACCCGTCAAGCACATAGTCGGGGCTGTCCAACACACCTTTGACCGGGTCGTCGAGCGTGAACCCATCGACCAGGAAACCCACGTCAACTAGCAGGTCATAGGTTCCTGCGTTCGGGATGGTAACGGTGCTCATACCGCCACGGCGATGTTGGCTGGCCCGTGCACAGTGTTGAACGACCTAATTGAGTTGACCACCGCTTCACCGATCTCGGCTGATGTTGCCAAGCCGCCGTTGACGTTCACGGTAATTTCCTGCCGCACGCGTGGGTTGTCTAAGCCAGCCGAGAAAAAGTCTGCGTTGGCGTTCCCTTGGGCGATCTCAGCGGGGGTCATCGTAGTGAGCCCTGTAAGGCCGCTAGGAGCCACGGAGACGCGTGAACCGCCCCCACTCCCACCACCGCCACCCCCAACCGCCAAAGACGGCACAGCGGCCGCTGGAACGGCAAATGCGGCCCCCGATGGCATGCCGCCACGGTTCTCGCCAGCCAACCAGCTCATTTCCGAGCCGCCGCCGCCGCCGATGCGCGGCAGCTTGATTGTGCCAATTGTCGGAATGTCAACACCAGGTATGAAGTTCAACGCCGAAATAATGACGTTGACTGCGCCAATTAGCGAGTTTGCAAAGCCCTCAAATGCGCCGAGCATGAAGTTGAGCATGGCGTTCACGCCTGTGCGAAACCACTCAAATTTGTTGTATGCGACCACTAACCCGGACACCAGCAACGCGATGCCGGCGGCGATCAGGCTGAACGGGTTGAGCATCATGGCCACGTTGACTGCGATGATGGCTGTGGCGACTGCGCCGATTGCACCAGCAATAGCCAAAAACGCTTTTGGGTTGTTCTGTGCCCAGGTCGCAAACCTGTTGAGCACGGGCAACGCTTTTTCCACGATCGGCAGCAGGGCCGCGCCAACCGCTTCTTTAGTTTCGTTGATTGAATTAGACAGCCGAGCAAACCCGCCTTGGGCAGTCTCAGCAAAAATCTTGGTGGCCCCGCCGAACGTGCCGCCCAACACGTTCATAATTTCGTCCATTGACGCGCCTTCTTTGATGAGCGCAGCCATCTCGGGCGTGAGCGTGCGTAGCCCTCGAGTGTTGCCCTGGTACGCCATGGCAAGCGCGTTAGCAACGTCTACCAGTGGCCGTTGCGTGGCGGTGGCAATGTCCATAACAAGCGACATGTCGCGGGTGCTAATACCAATGTCCTTTGTGCCTCGAGTCAACGCCTCGAATGCTGGGCGGAGCTGATCGTCGGCAATACCTGAAGCCATTGACATTGAACTGATTGATTTTTCGACTGCGGCAATTTGGCTGTCGGTGGCTGCTGTCACGTTGCGAAGCGTCAACGCCAACTGGTCTTGTGCGGCCGCGTCTTCCAGGGCCGCTTTAGCGGCACTGCCCAACGCAACTGCTAAACCACCGATCGCAGCAGTCGCTGGCAAAAACGCCTTTTTCATTACGAACGCTGTTTTTGCGCTTGCGCCTTCAAGTTGTTTGAATTCTTTGACTGCTCGGTCAATGCCTTTTGGGTCAAATTCGCTAATGATGGGTATTGAAAGA